GGGTTGCCTATCCTGTAGAAGAGCGCACTTTATCGTTTAGAAGGGCAGCTTTCGCCCAGTAACATAACTCATTTGTTACCATTTTATAGTGTACTTGTTATCCTAAGTGTACACACTCGTTCTGTTTTCGGTGTCTCCCGGCTGTTGTTGCCTACGCATACAACAGTCTAAACTCATCGACTCGCTTAGCCAATTTCTCCACGTCAGGATGATGACGGAGATCACGTTTGAATTGTCTTCGATACTCTTCATACATGGGATCAAGAGGCGACTTGTGAAGAAATCTGAACAGGGTTTTAGCCCAAGATTCAGGTCTTCCATGAGGCGCATTGTCCCACGCAGTAGAGCAAAAGGAAAACTTTCCAGGATCCATGATTTCCACACCTTTGACAGTGAAACCCAACCGGCGATACTCTTCCAGAAGTCCATCAAGATAACGCTCCAGAGCATCGTCTCCCATCTGCCCCCCCTCAGCAGAAGACTCCTCATCACAGCCCAAATTTAATTGAGCTATGATGGATAGAATCTCCCGCATATGAGAGTTAGTAGATGAGGTCGGATAACTTCCAGAGCATTGAATCCCAGGAACATTTTGAGAGAACATTTCGCCGGTTGGTAATTGAAAGACTTTCAACTTTAAGCATTCAAATCTGATCATGGCCAGCTTAATCCAGGCTTCACAGCCATTAACGAATCCACAACGATATTGTAGATCCGCGTCAAGCAGATAACCTGTAACTGACCAGTCCCAGCCTTTGACATCAGAAGAACAAACCTCATACTCCTTCTGGAGTTTGGAAAACCAATCAAAGAGCTTTTCTTGGCCCTCGTCGTGGAGTCCCATCCCGGGTTTATACGGGATGTGTTCGTTGATCTCAATCTCAAAGTTATTTTGAGTACTAAAAAGAAGACGTTCGATGAGATTGTCGACAAGCGAAACACCAGATATGATTCTCAATCTATTCATCACCAATTTCTCCTCTTTGTGAGGTTCATCTTTGATGAATGTGTAGATAGGATCACATAATCTGGCATCCACTAGGTCGACACCGGTTACGATTTTGCCATTGAAATCCAACATATGTTTAAGGCGATCTAAAACCAAAAGAATCATTGATTTCCGATCTTCACACCAGACACCCTTCTTTGAACAATAAAAGTTCAAAGGGATACCTGGGGTTGCATCGGGGTCAGAGTCATCAATACAGTCGTCGATTGCCTTAACAATGTCAGGAAGCAGTACATAGGAAGTTTCTCCAGAGAGAAGCTTAGCAATAGAAGTCTCAATCTCTGCTCTTAAAGAGTCGACAGATTTTGGTCCATCAACTCCCTTAAAACAACGAGGGAGACCGAGTTCGTCAACTGAGACGGATACGCCAGTTTTGCAACTAGCATACCTTTCAACTCCTTTGACAATCTCTTGCTGAGCTTTCTCGACGGCTCTTCTAACCACTCGATCATCTGGGATCGCTCTATCAAGTTTGTAGAGACTACCATGGTAGCCCAACGACTTGAGGAGTCCTTCCCGGTCTCTTTGTGGCCAGTTGAGTCCTCTTGTTTCTGGAAACTCGTCATGGATTGTGTTGACTGGTCTTGGCTTTTGGATTGTGAGTGTACGGTTTCCTTGCCCGCAATACGAGAGGATTCCGTTTGTTTCAACTTCCACAGCTTCAAATTTGCCAACTTCTTTGACATATCTTCCGAGGACGTACAATTGCTCGCATGTCTGCGGTCGCCCGATCGCAGACGCGATTGAAAATCCGCCTTAGCAGACTCTTTCGCATCCGACCAATCGAGAGGCTTAGTGAAATCCAACTCATCATCGTCTGAGTCCCACGTGTCGATTTCGAAATTCCACGAATTGGAGTTTAACTGTAAAGTCACTCCATTAAACGTGAGCTTATCGGGACGCATAGTGGGACTTCCGCGAATAGTAGTTGGACGCCACACTGGCGAATCGTATTCTTCGAAAGATTCCTTTGTAACAACCTTCGACTTGGTGGCAGCCATCATAGCGCTGATCAAATCATAAATTCCAGTTGCTTCGTTTAGGACACGGTCATCTTCAGTAACAGAACCGGTGTGAACACCTACGACCTTACCGTTCTTATCAAAGATTGGACAACCGGACCAACCGGGTTGTGTTGTTGCCTGATGAAAGAAACTAAAAGCACGGCTCTTGCTAGGAGCAGTGATTCCCTGGGTCTTATACCAGGTGCCTCCGTTGGCGGTGCCGATAATACTAACATTTGAATTCAAAACGTACCCCGCGCCAGAGAGTGTCTTAATGAATTGGCTGACGAGGAAATCGTCTTTGAATAAAACAAAGTCGGAATCCTCTCCACTACCAACGAATTGAGGCACAAATCTCATAACACGAGTACCGTTGCGAATTGTAATGTCGTTACCAACACCAAACTTGTCGAAGACATGTTTGGCAGTTACCAGGAAATAAGTTCCCTTCACGGCTAACCGGAATCCACATCCGACGAATTGATCATTCACATGAAAAGTGAACGTTCCTTTCGGAATGCCAATGTGGGGAACCATGATAGAACCAGTCATCGGGGATTCTTTTCCCACGGATATCTTCATGTTAATAGCCAACAGTGGCTCAATGTCAATGCGACGCATGACACCGTCCACCATTGCTTTTACATGAGGTCCGAGAGAATCGTATCCAAAAGTCGAGGCAATAATCGTGGAATCCACTTCAGCAATTTCCAAAGGGACATCGCGGACATAGATCCAGTACATAACACATCCAGTGCACCAACGTAGTGGCTTTACAACTAAGTAAAGACCACTATACCAGGCAGTGGACAACAGCAAACGCCAAGCTTGCAAAACGACTGGCACAAAACAATAATGCACCACAAGAATCGCTGCAATACACAGCAAAACGTGAGACACCTTCATTCTGTCCATAAACTCTACCAACAAAATGGCAAAGTTGTATGCACGCTCGACGAATTCAAAAAAAGCTTGGTAAGACG